TGCAGACATTGTACGTCATCTTGACATGGTTGACGCTGTGATATCATGGGATGATGCTGATGACTCTGCCTGTGGTGCCATAGCGAAGTGTCTAGAGATTTCCACACAGGTTATATTCTGTAATGGCGGAGATAGAGGTAAAACAAATACACCAGAGTATGAAAGATATAAAGATAATCCAAGAGTGTCATTTGAATTTGGTATCGGTGGCACCGATAAAATGAATAGTAGTTCATGGATTCTTCATGGATACTTTGAACGTCAACGTAAACTTTTAGGCATATGATTTTTCTATCTTGTCCCCCAGTCTATACCCTACCCGGAACATGGACTAAGTGTAATGCAATTATACCGCATTACAATGCCGATCCTAATCAGACATTTGGTATTTCAATCCTAGTAATTTTAGTATTGCTTTCTGGATATGGAATCTATAGAGCATTCTTCAATAACAAAGGACTAACAGATCAATGGGACGAACATGATGACTGAACTCAAAAATAAATTATGTCTCAAGGAGTGTGATTTTCTAATTGATCTTCTTATGTCAGATAGAACAAATCAAATAATACACACTGCTGCTGCATACAAAGTAGATGTTCCCTTACTTGTACAAAAATTAGCAGGACAAGGTGATATGTTGGAGGGCATATACAACGAATTCAATGACTAAATTTTGGAAGATCTGGAAATATGCTCTAGGATCTTTTCAAGATGAAACTACAAAAGATTATGATAACATAATATGCATTATCAGATCTCTTATTTTCTTACAACTTATTATCACAAACTCATTTATCATTGCCGGTAATATTCGACATTGGAATGATCATTATCAACCTCCCAAATATGAAAGACCAAAACTCGATCCCCAAGGAAAATCAAGATCAGAGATGGAATCGTGCTCTCGATATCTTTATAGAGAGTGTGCTCAAACCAGATCCTACACTTAGAGGTTGTGCTCACAATCAAAAGTGCTATAATGAACTTATGTGGATCCGTGAGGACATCCTAGAACATCTCAATCATTTACGTAGATGAAACTCTTCCAATTATTATTGCTATCATTTTTGTTAGCACCAACAGTGCCTGTTGAAGCACATCACAAAAAACCACGATGCCGAAAAGAAGGTAAGGTTGTTGTTTGTAAAATGCCTAGAAACCATTGTACTCGTAGGAAACCATGTATTCCAAAAGGATATTATCGTCCTGCACCACCCATAGTTGTACCAATGAGATGAAACTAACACAAGAAATTATTGACAAAATTCAAGAGGCAATGCTACATACCAAGAAAGATGGTACTGTCAACTGGAAAGACACTGATGAAATTGAAGTTAATTTAGCAGGAACATTTGCTGCTGACAGGTTTATTGTTATCAAGAACAAAACCAAAGATCCAGTGGTGTCTGCTGCACCACACCCCAACTTTGATTATGAAAAGAAGGAGTTCAAAAAAGATGAAGGAGTTTGATTATGACCTCGATTACAAGAATCTTGATTTCACAGATTCAGAAACTCGTCAACTCTATCGTATTGGAAGAGGGGAACAGGGAGTCCTTTTGGTTCGCCCTTATACTAATGATATATGTGCTCATTGGAGATTCAAAACTCCCGATGAAGCAGTAAAATCTGCTAATCATATCTTCGGAATGTATCTTGATTACAGAGATGATGAAGATTTTATTGGCATGGATATGTGTCGTAAGTTTCTTGAGATGGGATTTACTAGATCAAGGAGATATGCCAATCATAGAGACGGTAAAAAGTATGATAAAGAAGGCAATGTAAAACCCCAAGAAATAGATCATGCTACTTGTCATTTTGCTGAGTCTGCTAAGATATTTAAGAAAGTTAGAGACATTGTTGCAAAAAATAAAACCTATGTTAGTATGAGAAAAGAATGGAGATCACATGAATAACTATGGACTAGAGATAGCATTCTGGGTTATACTAGGATTGTATCTCGTATATCTCTGGGAGGAGAAGAAATGAATATATTTGTAACTGACCCATCAGCAGTCAAATCAGCACAGGTACTACCTGACAAACATATTGTCAAGATGCCACTTGAAACATGTCAGATGCTATCTATCGTAGCATCAGATAAGTGGGGTTATGGTTTTGGTACATTACCTAAACTTGATGGCACACCATACAAGACAGAGCATGGTGCATTTCGTAATCATCCCTGCACAATATGGGCACAAACTAATTTTACATGGTTGATTGTTCATGGTCTTGCGTTGTGTAATGAGTACACACACAGGTATGGTAAGAAGCATAGTTGTCAATCTACTATAGAGCATGCAGTAAAAATATTTCCACCTCAAGATTCTGATCCTACAGAGTTTGTATTTGCAGGACCTGATGAGTTCAAGTATGATGATAGTAAGGATATCTTTACAAAGTATAAAGACTATATTTTTTCAAAACCATGGGCAAGAGATAACTATCTACGTGACCCATCAAGAAGACCAGAATGGATGTGGTAAATCATAGGTGCATGGTCAACATGCCTGTGTATTCTATGCAGTTAGATATTGATAATGATCAACTTATTGAAGATATAAGACAACATAGAAATAATTTTCCCGAAGGTGAAGTATCCAATGTAAAAGCATGGAGAAGTTCTTACAAGACACATGTGCAAACAAAGATATTTGATCCATATATTGATAAAATTTTAGACGGAGTTGACAGAGCAAAAACATCTGACCCTGAGAGTTTTAGTAGACTTGAATTATGCACGTATAAGGTACAAGATTTCTGGGCACTGATGTATGAGGAGGGTGATTACACTATAAGACATACTCACTATCCATGCACATGGGCATCATGTTATTATGCATATGCAGATGAGGACTCTGCACCTATAAAATTTGATATGTTGCGTATCAAACCGAAATCTGGTACACTACTATTATGGAACGGATCTCTCTTTCATTCTGTTCCTGAGACGAAAGGAAAGAGAATTGCTATTTCCGCAAACTTGATTATTGATGACTTTGGATAGGGATTTTATATGGGTTGAAAAATACAGACCCAAGACAATTGATGAATGCATTCTACCTGAGAGAATCAAGAAAACATTCAATGACTTTCTAGCAAAGGGTGAACTACCAAACATGCTCCTGTCTGGACCTCCCGGCATAGGAAAAACTACGGTGGCAAAGGCACTGTGTAAGCAAATGGGACTAGATAGTTATGTGATAAACGGATCGGATGAAGGCAGGTTTCTCGACACCGTGCGTAATCAAGCTAAGAGTTTCGCCTCTACTGTTTCCCTTACGTCAAGGGGCAGGCATAAGGTTATCATCATTGACGAGGCAGACAACACCACCCATGATGTTCAATTACTTCTTAGGGCAAATGTTGAACAGTTCTATAAGAACTGCAGATTCATTTTTACGTGCAATTACAAAAATAGAATCATAGAACCACTGCATTCTAGATGCACGGTGATAGATTTTAGTGTGGATGGTAAGGAGAAACAAACTATAGCAGCACAGTTCTTCAAAAGATTGAATGAGATATTATCTTTAGAAGAAGTTACAGCAGATAAAAAGGTATTAGCAACAGTTATACAAACACACTTTCCTGATTGGAGGAGAGTGTTGAATGAAGTACAGAGATATGCAGCAGGAGGAGAGATTGATACTGGTATATTATCTAAACTATCAGATGTAAACACGAAAGAATTGATGGGATACCTTGAAAGAAAAGATTTTCCTAATGTAAGAAAGTGGATTGTACAGAACTTAGATAATGATCCCAACACAATACTGAGAAATATTTACGATTCGTTGTATAATGTGTTGAAACCTGCAACTATACCACATGCAGTATTAGTTGTTGCAAAGTACCAATACCAAGGTGCTTTTGTTGCTGATCAAGAGATAAATCTTTTAGCAGCAATGACAGAAATTATGATGGAGTGTGAATTTAAGTGACCAATCTCAAGACACCATTACGATATCCGGGTGGTAAGTCTAGAGCAGTTGGTAAAATCAAAAATTTTTTTCCCAATCTTTCAAATTGTAAGGAGTATCGTGAACCATTTCTAGGTGGTGGTTCTGTGGCACTACACATCAGTACTACATACCCACACTTGAACATCTGGGTCAATGATTTATACGAACCGTTGACAAATTTTTGGCAAATCTTACAAAAACAAGGTAATGAAATTGCGACCAGACTCACAGATATCAAAAGAGAATCCTCCGACTGTAGAATACTCTTCGAGGATAGCAAGTCTATTCTACATGATAGAGGATCTACCGATCTCGAACGTGCTATTGCTTTTTATATCGTCAATAAGTGTAGTTTCAGTGGTCTTACTGAGTCTTCATCTTTCTCACGTCAAGCGAGCATCCAAAACTTCAGCATGCGAGGCATCAATAAATTACCCCAATACAGTAAGATCATTCAAAGATGGACAATTACAAATGATGACTACGAAATCTTACTAACAGATCTAGTAAATGCATTTATATATCTTGATCCACCATATGAAATAGATTCTAATTTGTATGGTAAGAAAGGTGACATGCATGAGAGTTTCGATCATGATGATTTTGCAGAGAAATGTGATCAGAGAACCGCAAAGATGCTTATATCATATAACTCATCACAACTTATCAAAGATAGATTTAGCAAGTGGTCAGCATCTGAATATGCTCACACATATACTATGAGATCTGTTGGTGATTATATGTCCAAACAAAAAGAAAGAAAGGAATTATTACTTTTCAATTACAATAGAGAACCAAAAACACAATTCTCATTTGGAAGTTGCTATAACTATGACAGACTCAACTCATCAGGATTGACATGAAACCAGAATTGAAGGATTGGTTGAACTCAATCAACTACAAAAAGAATAATTTGTTTGAAGATCCAGAGGTTACTGACTCAATGTACCCTGCATTTATAGTGAACAGATGTATGGCAGGTCACATGGATGCTGTGCTATATGCTAATGAGATGAATATATACAATTCTTTAGATAAGAGACTACAGTACGACTTTTTACTAAATATTTTACGATCGCGGAAAAGATTTTCTCCTTGGATTAAAAAGGAAGAATTAGATAATCTTGAATTAATCAAGAAATATTATCGTTACAGTGATGAAAAGGCAAAGCAAGTCCTCTCTTTACTTACCGAAGATCAGTTGAAATTCATTAGAAAAAAACTTGACACTGGAGGATTGAGATGAGTGTGGTGATTGAACCAATATATGATTGGTCACCTAGTAAAATGATCGAGGTTGCACTAGCAGAACCTGATGATTTTTTGAAAGTAAGAGAAACACTGACAAGAATTGGAGTAGCGTCTAGAAAAGAAAAGAAAATATATCAAAGTTGTCACATATTGCATAAACAAGGTAAGTATTTTATAGTTCATTTCAAAGAATTATTTGCTTTAGATGGTAAAAAAGCAAATCTAAGTGTGAATGATTTTCAAAGAAGAAATAGAATAGTACAATTATTAGCGGACTGGGGTTTA